AATGAGTCAGTTGTACTATGAAGGTACTCCCGCTATCTCTGATGCGGAGTTTGACCTTCTAGCAGATAAGCACAACTACACTAAAGTAGGTTATTCTGTTACCGATGCTGTAAAGCACGCGTACCAGATGTACTCTCTTCAGAAGTGCTTTGATATCAACGATGCTCCTCTGCCCGTAGAAGAATGTATTGCTACTCCTAAATTGGATGGTGCAGCAGTATCTTTGTTATACTGTGACGGCAACCTTATACTCGCTCTCACTCGTGGAGACGGTCTACAGGGTCGTGACATTACCGACAAGATGCGTCAGCTAGTTCCGACTGAGATCAATGATACTGGTCTTATACAGGTTACTGGCGAAGTTGTTGCTCCAGATAGTGTACCTAACTCTCGTAACTTCGCTTCGGGGTCGCTCGGTCTTAATGATCTTGCTGAGTTCAAAACTCGCCCCTTAGTGTTTGTAGCATACGATGCAACACCACATCAAGCCTCTAACTATGCTTGCTCTCTTGAGATCTTGCATAAGATGGGTCTGAACGTGGTTACTCGCTTTGAAGCAGACGCTTATCCTCAGGATGGCATTGTTTATCGTATGAAGTCAAACATGAAGTACGATGCGTTAGGTCACACTTCTAAACACCCACGAGGTGCCTTTGCTCTCAAAGAGCAGGTTGCTGGAGTGGAGACCACGCTGTTAGATGTAGTATGGCAGTTGGGTAAGAGTGGAGTTGTTAGTCCAGTGGCTATTCTCGACCCTGTGGTCGTGGGAGAAGCTACAGTATCGAGAGCAACTCTGCACAATATTGAGTACATACGCGACCTTGATCTGGAGATAGGTTGTAAGGTAGAGGTTATCCGCTCTGGCGAGATCATACCTCGGATTGTCAGGAGATTAGATTGATTGCTACCTGCAAAAAAATAATTCTTGACAGAAACCTTAAAAGTGCGTATAATACTATTTCAATTTCAGAGGAATCCAGATGACCATTATCGAAGCCCCAATAAACTGCCCTAGCTGTAGTTCGGTTTTAGAGAATGTAAATCATCTTCTGTATTGTAAAAACCCACTCTGTGGGGAGAAAACTCTGAAGCTCATCGAGCACTTTGCCAAGACACTGAAGATCAAAGGTCTTGGGCCTGCATCAATCCGTAAGTTGGATATTGTCTCCCTTGAGGAACTATACAATCTTACTTTTGATGACATTGCCCACGCTCTTTCTTCTGAGCGTCTTGCGGTCAAGTTGGTAGATGAGTTACAGAGATCTCGAACTGCACCTCTCAATGTGTTGTTACCTGCTTTTAGCATACCCTTAATTGGTAAATCAGCATCGGAAAAGCTGTCAAAAGTCTGCGAAGATATCGAAGACATAGACTATGATACTTGCCGCCAAGCTGGTCTAGGCGAGAAAGCTACAGCGAACGTATGTAAGTGGATGGATGAAGAGTTTTATCTAGTATCATTACTACCGTTTAGCTTTAAGTTTGAGAGAAAACAGCAAACAAACATAACCCACGGCACGGTTTGTATTAGTGGTAAACTTACTAGTTTCAAAACGAAAGCCGAGGCTCATAACAAACTACAAGAGCTTGGTTATGCAGTCAAGACGAGCTTGACCAAGGATGTCACCATCCTAGTAAACGAAAGCGGAATTGAATCTGCTAAAACTAAGAAAGCCAGAGATGCTGGCGTTCAAATCATAACTAACCTTTTAGATTTTATTGGAGAATAATATCATGGCACTACCCAAGTGGACTGACGAGCGTACTTCCGCTCTAACTGATTTTGTAGGTGATGAATCACCTGTATCTCAAGCAACTGTTGCAGAAGCGGCAGATCAGCTTGAAACCTCTACTCGTTCTATCTCTAGCAAATTGCGCAAGATGGGATATGACGTAGAACTGGCTTCTGCCAGTGCTTCACGCGCATTTAGCGATGCTCAAGAAGCTACCCTTGCAGCTTTTGTTTCTGACAACAGCGGCACTTACACTTATGCTGAAATCGCTTCTCACTTCGAAGATGGCGCTTTCTCAGCTAAGTCAATCCAAGGCAAGATTTTGTCTATGGAATTAACTGGACACGTTAAGCCTGCTCCTAAAGTTGAAGCTGTACGCACGTACTCTGAAGCTGAAGAAGCTACTTTCGTTCAGATGGTTAACGATGGCGCTTTCGTAGAAGCTATCGCTGACGCTCTTGATCGTTCAGTAAACTCTGTACGTGGTAAAGCTCTTAGCTTGCTTCGTTCAGGCGACATCGACGCTATCCCTAAGCAAGAAGTTACTAAAGGTTCCTCTAAGGAAGATCCTTTGGCTGACATCGCTGACATTGGTAGCCAGACTGTCGAAGCTATCGCAGAGCAAATTGGTAAGACCGCCCGTGGCGTTAAGACTATGCTCACTCGTCGTGGCCTTTCAGCCGCTGACTATGATGGCGCTTCTAAGAAAGAAAAAGCTTCAGCTTAATCCTTCTTAGTAACACTCAAGGGTAGACTCTTCGGGGTCTGCCCTACATTTTAGATTTGAAATCGGGAGACTTTCAAAATTGAACATCGCTAGTGCGCTCATAAAGCAAGTGCTTGAGCTTCAGGACTTTCAGACCTGGAGTGTTGCGCACAAGCATTACTTTGCAACAGAATATCATAGTCTGCATAAGATTATTGATAAGCATTGCGAAGAGTTTCATAAAGTCCCTACGATTGAAGATCTAAAGTTTGAGATTCGTGATTCAGCTACTCGAGAGAAACTCTACGCAGTAGAAGCAGTCGAGGTCGATGCAGACCCTCAGATGCTTCTCGAGTATCTGAAGAACGAATACACTCAGAAAGAAATTCTGGACTCGCTAGAAGATTATGTTGAGAACTCCGTTGCATTTGAGAATGCTCAGGAGTCCGTCAACCACTTACATCAGATCGTCCTAGACGTTGAAGATAAAGTAGATCTTGAAGACCCGCAGGAAAGTATGCAACGTATTGAACTGTTCGAGCCAGAAGAAGATTTAGCCAAGTACATGAAACTCGGTCTTAACGAGGAGTACGACTACGAAATACAGTTCTCACCTAGAGATCTTGTTATGGTTGGTGGTCGACGCGGTGCTGGTAAATCTGTTATCTGTGCAAACATTGCTAACGCAGTGTATGCCTCTGGTAAATCGGCTATGTATTTCACTATTGAAATGGATAGCCGGTCTATCCTTCAAAGATGTTGTTCCATCGCTACTGAAGTTCCCTTTGCTCGTTTACGTACTCAAAACTTGAGTGTTGCCGAGTGGGAGAAAGTAGCAGGTTGGTGGGCAGCACGTTATGTTGATGGACAAGACCGCTTGAAGGAGTATAGACAACATCGTGACTTCAATAAGTTGCACACAGCACTTAAAAACAACTGCGAGCTTCTCCCGACTCAGCAGTTGGATGTAGTGTATGACCCTGCACTTACTCTCTCCAAGATTCGCGCAGAGCTTGACAAAAAAGTCAGACCTCTGAATGTTGGTGTCATTATTGTTGACTATATTAATCAGGTAAAGCGGTCGAGTCTACCCTCTCGTGGTGGACAGTACGACTGGACAGAACAAATTGAAGTGAGTAAGGCTTTGAAGTCTATGGCTCAGGAGTATGACTGCACAGTATTTTCCCCTTATCAAACGGATGCTAGTGGTGAAGCTAGATTCGCTAAAGGTATTCTCGATGCGGCAGATGCCGCTTATACGCTAGAAACGTGGGATCACGAAGATGAATGTATTACATTTAACTGTGTGAAAATGCGTAGTGCTTCAATGAAATCATTCACCTCTCAAGTAGACTGGGATAGCCTCAAGATTGGCCCTGAAACTGCTATGACTCCAAAAGAGAAAGATGATTCCTCGCACAAAACTGGCGAATCCATTGATGATATCTAAAAATATTTCTTGACATTTTATCTTCTTTTGCGTATAATATACGGATACTTAAAAGGAGATAAAGCATATGGCACTTACATTCGGCAGTCTACGACATACACCCTCTGGTAGGAAGCGTAAGCCTTTGCCTAAAGCAAAGAAGCGTGTTACTGAGTGGAAAGCATACGAAGCCCCAAAGACTTATCGCAGAGAGACCCCAGAGTATCCATCTTTTGAGGATAAAGGTCACTGCACAGATCTAGTAGAAAAGCCACAGTTAGATAGTAAGTATACGATTGCACCTGCCTATAACAAAGGTGCATACCAAGTAATCAGTACAGAAAACATTAAGGACATCGGTAGGTGACAGTAGAAGAACTATTAACATCAAGAGATGTTTATTTTATACCCAAAGGCGCGGACGCTATCGTTAGCTGTCTTAACCCTGAGCACGCAGATAGAAATCCTAGTATGCGTATCGACAAGATCACTGGTATCTTTCAGTGCTTTTCCTGTGGGTATAAAGGAAACATTTTTACACACTTTGGTGAAAAGGCAAACCAATTACAACTAAGACGAGAATTACTAAAAAAGAGAATTAGAGAGAAAAGGTCTGAGTCGGTTGGTTTGTCCTTTCCAAAGAATATTACCCCATATCTGGGCAACTGGAGAGAAATTAAACCTGAAACATACAAGAAGTTTGAAGCTTTCCAGCATCATGACCCTGACCATATTGGTCGGATTGTATTTCCAGTACGAGACATATCTGGTCGTATTGTAGCCTTCAATGGTCG